GTCTTGCCCCTCAGAATCGAAGTGGCAAAACCTTGATCACTCTAGGTGGGAAGAGTCGAGTCGACTCTATTTATTGGGGTTTTTGACCGGCGCCTCGGACTTTTCGATGTCGGCGGGGTCCACCCCACTGATCCCGTAGTCGTAGTTTGTCTCCGGATCGAGCGGGCGGGTGACGTGCGCCCAGACACCTTGCAGCCAGCCTAGTAGTCGTTTCACTTACGGTTCCGTCCACGGCTGGACGAGGTTCTGTCGCGGTCTCGCGGCTTGGGCTTCTTCGGCTCAATGGGGGTGTTCGCCAGCGCGATAAACGCGACGACGGCGGAAATCCCCACCAACCCACCGAGTAGCCAAAAACCTCCGGAAAATTCCACGCTTATGCTCGCCAATGAATGTTGAGCGACACCGTGAATCCCGGCCATGCGGACGTCCAATTGGTAATTTGAATCGATCTCCCGACATCGATTCACTGACTCTATCCATGCGCGTAACGGGCGAAATCCTCGCGCCAAACTACGCCTAGCGGTCAGTCCGCACGGGTTCAGACCGTCCCCACCATCCTTTCATGAAGCCCTCGGACGGCGAGCCGCTGAGATGACCTTCGCCACCCTTACCCTGTTGGCCACAGCCTCCATCGGGGACTTTCCGTGGCCGATAAAACACCCGACCAGCTAACGTCCGCGACGTCGGCCAGCAGTTCCGACCTGCTGCTGATCTATCCGACTGGTGGTCCGCTGAAGAAGTTCACCTTCTCTACGTTCATGGCGCAGGTGATCACTGCGTTGGGCGGAACCGTCCTGACGGCAGCCAACAACCTATCGGATCTCGCCAGCGCATCATCGGCCCGTGCTAATCTAGGGCTCGGAACCGCAGCAACGCTGGCTTCATCGGCGCTCTTCCAGGTCGCGAACAACCTATCCGAAGTCGCCAATGCTGCGACAGCACGATCGAACATCGGAGCCGCCGCTGCAGATGCTCCGGCGATCACTGGGGGCCTAACCTTAACTGGTTCGACCAAGCAGAACGTCCAAGCAGCCGCTGGGACCGACTTTGACCTCGCGGTGTCGGAGTTCTTTACGAAGTCCATCAGCGCGAATACCACCTTCACATTTTCCAACCCCACAGCATCAAAGGCGATGTGTTTCGTCCTGGAGTTGACGATTTCCAGCGGCGCCGTACCGACTTGGCCAGCAAGCGTGAAGTGGGACAGCGGCATCAAGCCCTCGTTCTCCAATGGGCGAAACGTCATCGGTTTTGTGTCCTTTGATGGCGGGACGACTTGGACCGGCATAGTTGGGGCGTTTAGCGCTTCATGAGTGCCGCAAAGTTCATCGCCATGATGGGCCGCGGCTCGCCGCGCTTCATTGGAGCGGCGGGCGGACTTCAGGGGGCTACCGGCAATATCGCCATTCCTTATCCAGCAGGAACGCGTGCGGGCGATTTTGCCTTCGTATTTCTGAACAACAACAGCTCCCCCGGAACGCTCTCCACTTCTGGGTGGTCATCCCTGGCGCCGTCAGCGGTTGGTGGCAGCCTGTTCTGGAAGCGCTTAGTGGCTGATGACCTTACGGCGACAGGCACGGTCACAGCCGCATCCAACAACTTCTATACGCTGGTTTTCCGGGGCTACGTCGCCGCTTCGAACCGAACGAATCAGGGCGTCGCCTCCAATAACGGCACAAGCTCAAAATCTTGGACTGGCTTCACAAAAGGAACCGATCCCAGAGCCATTTTGCTATTTTTGATCGGTGATACATCCACGACAATGACCGTGACTTCTCCTTTCATGGCGAACGCCACTTACGATCCAGCCGCTGGTAATTCGACGGGACAATACAAAGTGCGCATCCTCTACAATCTCGTGCCGGCTCAATATGTAGATGGAACGGCCGTCGCCGAAACCTATGGCTCGGTCTGGAACCAAGTCGCACTCATCGCTTTCGCGTTGACCTAGGGCCGCACGATGAACCAAAACAGCCAGTACCTCGCGCAAGCAATCCAGGCGATGGGCGCCAGCCAGCCCGTCGATCAAACTTCTGCAGCAACCGACCCTAGAATGCTGAGTCAGGCCCTCGGAGCGCCTCAGGGGTCGCGGGCGGACCCTGGCATCATGGCGAACCTGCAGCAAGCGGGACGGTCGCTCGCCGCCGCCCCAGGCCGAGCCGTGCAGGGACTATCCGGCCTGTTCAGCCTGGGCCATGGCGCGCCCCGCTGAGCCACCCATGATCTAGCCGACACTGTGCGCACGGGGAGTAACGATGCGCACCACCTACGTTCTTCGTGACGGCGAGCTGATCGAGAAGCACCTGGCTGAACCGCTCCACAGCGGCGGCCCGACCTTCCATGTCATCTCGGACACGATGGACCCAGTCCGCAGCATGGTCAGCGGCCGGGTTCACGACAGCAAGTCCACCTACCGGAACGAAGTTCACGCCGCTGGCTGCCGTATCGTTGGCAATGACCGCTTAGACCGCAGCATGACCAGCGCACCACGCGCCGGGGCGGACATCAAGCGGACCATCGAACAACTATCGCAACGCTGAGGGGGAACGGCACATGAGCGATCTTCGCGAACAACTTCTGGCGGCCATGGGCGAGAGCCCGGAACCCGCCGCCATCGTCGCCCCTGAGCCCGTGGAAGCGCCTGTATCGGCTGCTCCTGAGCCGGTTGAGGCTACCGCAGAAATCAATGCTCCTGAAGGCGCGCAGCCGCGCGACGACAAGGGCAAATTCGCACCCAAGGATGGCGCAGCGCCTGTTGAGGCCGCAGCCCCTCCTACCGAAACTCCCGAGACCGCAGAGCCGGCAGACAACGAACCTCCCAAAGAGGCGACCCGCGTCCCGCCGTCCTTGCCCGCAGCCGTGAAGGCGAAATGGGCCACTCTCGAGCCGGATGTCCAACAGGCCATCTCCAAGCTCGAAGAGTCCGTCCAGACGTCCAAGGCCGAGTGGGGCAAGAAGGCCGAGCGTCTCAACCGCTATGAGGAAATAATTGCGCCTCATCGCGATGCGTGGGCGGTGCAGGGCCTTGACGACCAACAGGCTCTCACCCGGCTAGTAGCTGCGGAGCAGGTCCTCCGCACGAACGCCCCCCAAGGCATCGTCTATCTGGCGCAGACCTATGGCGTTGACCTTCGCCAACTCGTGCAGACGACCGGTGCGCCAGCGCCCGGCGCGCAACCGGCTTATCCCGGTCAGGCCGCGCCCACGCAAGCGCTCTCCCCGGAACTGCAGCCGCTGTTGGAGAAGCTCCAGACCTTAGAGCAGCAAGTGCAGCAGCAGACGCAAAGCGCGTCGGCCGCCAGCCTCGCCACCGTCAAAGCGCAGATCGCCGAGTTCTCTTCGAAACCAGAGAATCTCTATTTTGAGAACGTCCGCGAGGATGTCGCCAAGATCCTGGAAACGGGTCAGGCCGACACCCTGGAGGACGCCTATCAGAAGGCAATCTGGGCCTCCCCGGAAATCCGCCCCCTCCTGCTTTCGGCAGAGACGGCGCGGGCGGCAAAGGCTGCGGAAGACGCAAGGGTGAAGGCGGAAGCCGACGCTCGAGCGAAAGCCACCGCTGCACAGCACGCCTCAGGGTCTGTCACTGGAGCCCCATCGCCTGGCGCCGTCGCGCCTCGGCCGGGCTCCTCCGGCAACCTGCGCGCAGACCTTCAAGCGGCCATTCAGGAACATTCCGCCGTCTGAGCGCCAGCGTCCCTAACCAGGGACATGGAGCACCGCCATGGCCTCTCCCGGCCTGTCAGAAATCGTCTCGACCACCTTGCGCAACCGCTCGGGCGTGGTTTCCGACAACATGAGCAAGAACAACGCGCTCCTGCACCGCCTTTCGAAGCGGGGCAAGCGCAAGCCGGTCTCTGGTGGGCGAACCATCGTCCGCGAGTTGGCGTACGCCGAGAACAGCACCTACCAGCGCTATTCCGGCTACGAGCTTCTGAACGTCTCGCCCTCCGACGTGATCTCGGCGGCTGAGTTCGACTGGAAGCAAGCCTCGGTCGCCGTGACCATCTCGGGTCTGGAGCAAGCCCAGAACTCGGGTCCGGACGCGCTGATCGATCTGCTCGAGACCCGCATCGACGTCGCTGAAAAGACGATGCAGAACAACCTGTCGCAAGACATGTACAGCGACGGCACGGCCTCGTCCGGCAAGCAGATCGGCGGCCTTCAGCTTCTGGTGGCCGACTCCGTCACCTCGGGCACCGTTGGCGGCATCAACCAGGGCACCTATTCGTTCTGGCGCAACCAGACCTTCTCGGCGACCACTGACGGCGGCTCCGCGGCCTCGGCGACCAACATCCAACGCTACATGAACGCCATGTACCAGCGGACGGCGCGTCAGACCGACAAAGTGGACCTGATCCTCGCTGACACCAACTACTACAATTTCTATCTGGCGAGCCTCCAAGCCATTCAGCGGATCACGTCCGACGAGATGGCCCAGGCCGGCTTCCAATCGCTCAAGTATATGGGCGCCGACGTTGTGTTCGACGGCGGCATCGGCGGCGGTTGCCCGGCGAACCACATGTACTTCCTGAACACCGACTACATCTACTGGCAGCCCCATCGCGACCGCGACATGGTTCCGCTGGATCGGGTGCAGTCGATCAATCAGGACGCGATGGTCCAGCTCATCATCTGGATGGGCAACATGACCGCCTCCAACCGTCAGCTCCAAGGGGTGATCTTCCAGACCTAACAGTCTGAGCCCCGGCCCTGGGGTCAAGGCTCCAGGGCTTCGTTCTTCATTCTAGAAGGAGCAAGCCGACATGGCTTCCACCTCTGCCACGGTCTACGCGACCGCCCCGCTAATTGGCATCGATCTGGACGACAAGTCCTCGACCGCCAAGTTCAAGGTTCTCACCGCTGTTTTCGGCTCCGATGGGCGCAAGCATCTGTACGTGAGGGCTTCTGAAGCCCTCGGGTCCGCGTCCACCATCAAAATCGGTGCGGCGGGCTCTGCATCGTCCGACGCCGGCTCGGCCGGTTACGATTGCAACACCTCGGGTGGCGTCGCGGCGACCCAATATTTCTGGGCACGCAAAACCACCCTGGCCTAGTTCTCACGCCGGCTTCAATTTGTAGCGTACGGAAGGCGGGGCTTCGGTCCCGCCTTTTGCGTTCGGCGCTCCGCTGAGAGGGGGCGGGGCAGGGCGATCATGACCCCAAGGTTAGCTTGGGGAAGCGCCAATGTCCTTCGATCCAGATGCCCTCGTTGAAGAGGTCGCCGAGGCGGCGTTCCTGACGGTCGCTGATCCTGACACGCCTGAGCCTGAGACCTGGGCCAGTCTGGAGGATGACGAGCGCGAGGGCATTCGCGAGCTAGTCCGCGCCGCCATCCACGCTTTCACCGCCTCGATGTCCAAAATGGGCATTCGCATCGTTCCGGCCGGCATGATCCCGACGCCGCGCGATGAAGACGAAGCCATGGCTATGGCTGTCGCCGTACGCACCTACCGACAGGCCCAGAAGCGCAAGGGCGGTCTCGTGGGCAGTGTCTCGCCTGGGTTGGTGCTTCCACCCCACATGAGGAAGCACTGACCTTGCTGCGCTTTGTTATGGTCAGCGTCGGCCCCGCCTATGGGATGGAATACGTTTCCACCCTGGCCGACATGATCGCCCGCAACGCCTCCCAGGTGGAGCAATTCTCCATCGAGTGCGTCACTGACCGACCGGACGAGTTGCCACCCGGTGTCGGCTATGTCCCGGCTCGTGCGGAGCTCCCCGGCTGGTGGCAGAAGGTGGGGCTCTTTGCTCCCGATCTCCCGTGGGAAGTTGGCGACAAGATCATCTACTTCGACCTCGACGTAGCGATCACGGGTCGCCTTGAGGACTTGGTCGAAGCTGAGGGGATCATTCAGGACTGGAACTGGCCCTGCTTCAATAGCAGCGTCATGGCCTGGACCCACGGCGAGCACGAGAACATCTGGCGCCGCTTTGACGTCGCCATGATCGACAAGCCCGGCAAGGTGGTTCCGGCTGAACTGCTGCCGGCCGGTCAGATCAACGGTGGCGATCAGGAGTGGATCACTGAGGTTGGAGGCTGGAAGACATTCCCCGCTGAGTGGTTCGTCTCGTATCGCGCCGCGAAGGCGTGGCCGCCCAACGGCTGCAAGGCGGTCATCCTCCACGGCAAGCCCAAGCCACATGAGGTGACGGCTGGATGGGTTCCGAATGTTTGGAAGGTCGGCGGCTTCACGTCGCTGCCCTTGATGAACGGGGTGAACGTCACCCACGACCATCTCGCCGAGAACATCCGCGCCGCGGTCAAGCGAGACCTTCCGTGGTTCACTGGCTTCAAGGAGGGCAAGCGCCGAGCGGTCATCGTCGGCGGCGCGCCCTCGATGCTGGATCACCTCGCCGACATCCGCGCTCATAAGCGCGACGGGGCGTCGATCATCAGCGTCAACAACGCTTGGCGGGTGCTGGTCGATGCCGGGATCACCCCGGACAATCACATCATGCTCGACGCTCGAGCCGAGAACGCCGCCTTTCTCGAGGGAGCGCCGGCCAAGACGCGCTACCTGATCGCCAGCCAATGCCACCCGGACGTGTTCGACGCCCTGGAAGGCAAGGACGTGATCCTTTGGCACAACGGATTTGGCGACAACAAGGTCCTCCACGAGGTCCTGGCGCCGTGGTGGGGTGAAGGCCCCAATCAGCGGCCCTGCATCCTCGTGCCGGGCGGCGGTACGGTCGGCCTTCGCGCGCTATGGCTCTGCTTCTTCGCCGGCTTCCGCAGCATCCACTGCTACGGCATGGACAGCTCGTATGACGGCGACAAGCACCATGCCTACGACCAGCCTATCAATGATGCGGATCGGGTCATGGAAGTGGTCCTGCACGATCCTGCGACGGGCAATGAGAAGCGCTACAGCGCCGCGCGTTGGATGGTTCGCCAGGTCAGTGAGTTCCGCGAGACCTACGCGGATTTGAAACGGGAAGGTGTCCGGATCTTTGTGCATGGCCGAGGCCTGCTACCAGACGTCGTGCGGGGCATTAGAGCTGAGGAAGCGCAATGAAGGCTCGCCCTCTTGCGGAACGTTTTTGGGAAAAGGTTCAGCGTCACCCTTCGGGGTGCTGGCTGTGGAGTGGAGCTCTCTGCGGGAACGGCTATGGAGCAATCAGAGCCGACCGCCAGCGACACAATCTCAGAACACATCGGCTGTCGTACGAGCTGGCCTACGGTCCAATTCCGCAGGGATCTCATGTGCTGCATCAGTGCGATAATCCGAAATGCGTGAACCCGGAGCATCTGTTCCTGGGAACCCACCAAGACAACATGGCCGACAAGGCTAGGAAGGGCCGCAAGGCCAAGGTTATGGGCGAAGCCAATGGCAACGCCAAAGTGACCGACGAGACCGTCCGGCAGATCCGGGCGGCGACGGGCTACCAAGCTGACATTGGGGCGCGCTACGGAGTTAGTCAAACCACAGTCTGGAAGATCAAGCACGGGCACTCTTGGGGGCACGTCATATGATCGTTCAGCATGACTGCTTGTACTGGCCCGAGAGCGACCGCGCCGCGCGGCCGGTGATCGTCGGCGACTGCGACGCATCGATCCGCCAGCTTCTGACCCATGTCCGAGGTCGCGACTGCATCGTCCAAGCCGGCGCGAATGTTGGGACCTATCCGCTGGCGCTAGCCGACCACTTCAAGAAGGTGGTGACGGTCGAGCCCGACGCCGAGAATTTCGAGTGCCTGCGGCTGAACCTAAAGGCTCGTGACAGTCTGGGCCGCGTGCACGCACTGAACGCCGCTCTCGGTCAGGCCGAGGGTTACTGCCATATCGTCCAGGTCGAGCCGAACAACTGCGGCGCCCATCGCATCGAAGAGGGCGGCACAATCCATGTCGTCGCCATCGACAGCTTCTGCCTCGAGGCGTGTGACGTCATCTGGCTCGATATCGAAGGCTACGAACTCCCGGCCCTCAAAGGTGCGGTAGAGACCATCGAAGCCTTTAGTCCGGTCATCGCCGTCGAAGAGAAGGGCCTCGAGAGGGCCTTTGGCGTGCAGCCCGGCGAACTCACAAATTGGCTCGGCCTATTTGGCTACGAGCAGGTCGATCGCATCGGCCGCGACAAGGTCTTCAGGAGACATCCATGAGCTTCACCGACACCCCCGACTTCATGACCAATGCCGCCGACAAAGACACGTCCTTCCCCGAGTTCCGAATGGAGCCGGTCAAGAACAACTTCAAATCCGACCGTGACGGCAAGCCGGTTTACGAAGAGACCGAGTTCGTCACGATCCGCGTCCCTGGAGACCGCAAGACTGAGTGGGACGGCCAAGTCAACGACAGCCATCGCCAGCGCTGGCCGCGCCAGTACGCCGCCTTCAAGGCCCAGCAGGAAGCGCCGACAGACGGTACGCCGCTCAAGGAATGGCCCGCGATCACGCGCTCACAGGTCCTCGAGCTTGCCGTCGCGAACTGCAAGACCGTCGAGCAGCTTGCGTCGCTTCCGGACGATCTTCTCAGCAAGTCGGTGTCGATGGGTGGCTTTGCTCTCCGCGACAAGGCCAAGCGCTGGCTGGAGCAAGCTCAGGGCTCGGCGCTGACCGAACGGCTCGCGGCTGAGAGCGCCGAGAAGGATGCCAAGATGGAGGTCATGCAGCAGGAGGTCGCGGCCCTTAAAGCCGCCCTCGACAAGCTGACCGCCCAAGGCACGGAGCAAGCCAACTAATGAGCGAGCGCGTCGCCTACACCACGCCGGGTCCGTCGTTCATCCGCGCGGATGACGGCAAGGTCCAGTTCCAGTTCATCAACGATCCGCGCAGCGTCATTGGCCCCCGGCCGGCGACGGCGCAGGACAAGGCGAACCATCCCGGCGCCTGGGGCGACTTCCTTGCTCGAGAGGCTTCCGAAACTCCCGAGGTCCCAGAGCCCTCGGTTGCGCCTGGAGAGCTGACCGAAGGCGATCTGCTTGAGGCTATGACCGAGGCCGAACTTCGCGACTTCATCAAGTCGAAGACTGGCAGCGCCCCGCACCATAAGGCCGGCATGAAGACCCTGTTGGCCGCCGCTCACGCGCTCGTGGCCTAAGCGATGACGCTGCTGACTGTCATTCGGAAGACCGCCCGCAGGATCGGGATCACCGCGCCCAACGCTGTGGTTTCGTCGGCGGATGCGCAAGTCCAGCAGCTCTTCGAACTCGCTAACGAAGAGGGCGTGTCGCTCGCCAAGCGGGCGTCTTGGCAGGCTCTCCAGGAAGAGTGGACCTTCCTCACGGTCGCGAGTGAAGTTCAGTCCAATGTTCCTATTCCCGCCGATCTGCAGCGGTTCTTGCCGGACACATTCTTCAACCGAACGACGCAGCGCCGCATCGACGGGCCGATCACGCCGCAGGTTTGGCAGGCCATCAAGGCACGCCCTGTCTTTGGCCGCGTCTATCTTGCGTTCCGTGAGCGGGAGGGGAATTTCCTGATTGCCCCGGTTCCCCCGGCCGGCGAAACCATCGCCTATGAGTACGTGTCCAAGAACTGGGTCATGTCCAGCGCGGGGCAGGGGAAGGCTGAATACACGTCGGACGACGACGCGTCCTATCTGGACGAAGAGTTGATCATCCAGGGTCTGCGCTGGCGGTGGAAGCAGGCCAAGGGTCTCCCGTACGCCGAGGATATGGAGACCTACGAGCGCAACGTTCAGAAGGCCATTGGCGAAGACGGCGGCGCCGCATCGCTCAGCGTTTCGGGGGAAGCCACGTTCTCGTGGCGGCCGAACATCCCCGAAGGCAACTTTGGGCTTTAGCGCATGGCGCTCATCCCTCCAGGGCTCCTGCCCGAACGAGTTCGCGCCCTGCTGAACAGCCTTCTAGACACCAAGGCTTCGCTGGCGGCTAACACCTACAGCGGCGTCCAGACCGTCCCCGCTGCCGGGATCGTCATCGGAACCGCGAAGATTCTTGCTGGCGCGGGGTCGCCTGAGGGCGTCGTCACCGCGCCGATTAGCTCGCTGTTCCTCCGGTCGGACGGCGGCGCAAGCACCTCGCTCTATGTGAAGCAGAGCGGGACCGGAAATACAGGATGGGCTGCGAAATGAGGCGAGCCCTTCAACAAAGCGTTCGGGGTTCTCAGCCCGCGGTCATGAAGTCGGTTCCGGCGCCTACGGGTGGCTGGGACACGGAAAGCCCGTTGGCTCGCATGCCCACGAAGAACGCCATTATTCTCGACAACGCGATTCCGCGCGCCGCCGACTGCGTTCTGCGCAAGGGCTACGTTCAGCACGTCACGGGAACAGGCGAGGTGGAAAGCCTGATCGCCTGGCGCGGCGCTCCTGTCGGCGATCTGCTGTTCGCCTGCTCTGGCCGCGACATCTATGACGTGACTGAGGCTGGGCCGCTGGGATCGTCCGAATGGACCACCTCGGCTAGCTCCTACTCGGCCCGCTACAAGTCCACCAACTTCGCCAACGATGCCGGCGCGTTCGCGATCGCCGTTAACGGGGTGAACAAGCCCCTCCGATACGATGGCACGAGTTGGGCAGAGCTGACGATCACCGGCACATCCGGTGCGCTCACCCTGGACCCGACGCTGCTCAGCGACGTCATGCTCCATAAGCGCCGCTTGCACTTCATCGAGAAGGGCACGCTGCACGTCTGGTATCTCGCGACCAACGCCATTCAGGGTGCGACGGGCTGCCTGGATCTGGGTTTGATCTTCAACAAGGGCGGTCGGCTGCTCAGCCTTGGAACCTGGACGCTGGACGGCGGGCAGGGGTCGGATGACCTTGCCGTCTACGTCACGAGCGAAGGCCAGGTGGCGATCTATCAAGGGCTTGACCCGAACGACGCCAACAATTGGTCGCTGATCGGGGTCTATGACCTTGCCAGGCCGCTTGGCGAGCGCTGCCTGATCAAATGGGGCTCAGACCTCGCCCTGATCACGGAAGATGGGATCGTTCAGCTTTCGCAGGCCCTGAACAAGGACCGGGCGCAAGACGATAACATCGCGCTTACCGCCAAGATCGCCAGCGCCTTTTCGAAGTCGGCCGGGCTCTACAAGGACCTCTACGGTTGGTCCGGCCTGCTGTACTCTGGATCTTCGGCTGGTTCGCTCGCGGTCATCAACATCCCCACGGCCGAACTGACGTCTGCGGTGCAGTACGTCCAGACGATGATCAACGGTTCCTGGTGCCGTTTCACCGGCCTGAACGCCATCTGCTGGGAGACCGCTAACGGGTCCCTCTTCTTCGGTGGAGAGGATGGCGTCTATGAGGCCGATACCGGCTCCAGCGACAACGGCGACACCATCGTTGCGGACGTGAAGCCTGCCTTTAGCAACTTCGGCTATTCGGGCGCCAAGCAGTTCACGATGATCCGGCCGCTCATCAAGGCGCCAGCCCTGATTCAGCCAGCGCTCGAGGTGCTGACGGACTATCGCGAACAGGTCCCAACGGCGATCCCGACCGTGATTGATCCGGGCGACGTCCTGCCGGCCGACGCCGACGAAATCCGGTACGATTGGACCGGCGCGACGGGCTACGGCGTGGTTGGCGCACCGCGGATGCGCGTCGAAATCCGAGGCTCGGAAGATGTGGACCGGCTGTCGTTCGACGGCGTCGATCTGCTGCTGACCGATGGCCCCGGGGACTTCCTGATCAGCCGCCCGAACCTGCCGCTTGATCTCGAGGTGTCGTTGATCGGGTTCGACCTTCAATTCCTGCCGGGAGGGCAGATATGAGGCTTTTGGTCGGCCACGACATGTACGTGGCGGAATGGGTTGGTTCGCGCATCCCGCACGTCGGATCTGGGCTGGAGTTCGGCCCGTGCGCGGCTATCGGCGCTGTCGATGACGACGGGAATGTTCAGGCCGGCGCGGTCTATCACGGCTACCAACCCAAATACGGCGGCATTGAGATCAGCTTCGCTAAGGCTCCCGGAGCGCAGCTTACCCGGGGCGTAATCGGCGGGCTGCTGAGATACCCCTTCGCGCAACTACAGTGTCAGAGGATCACGGCCTGCGCACCGCTGAAGGCGACGAGCACACGGCAGTTTCTGGAAAAGCTGGGCTTCCGCCGCGAGGGCGTGGTCCGGGTGGGTTTCGGAAAAGACCATGCAGTCATCTACGGCATGCTCGCGCGGAAAGAATGGGCGCACAGCCCCTTCAGAGAGCGTCCCGTCGCCGTCGCGTAGTTTCACGGAGACGATCTAGTGGCGAAAAAAGGTTCCAGCTCCACGCCGGCCGCACCTGACCCAACTCAGGTCGCGAACGCACAGAGCGCGTCGAACATCGCCACAGCCGAAGCCCAACAACGGTTGAACATGGTGGGGACGTCTGGCCCTACCGGAACTACGGGCTATCGCGCCGACCCGAGCCAGCCGGGCGGCTACACGCAGTACACTAACCTCTCGCCCGCAGAGCAGCAGTCTTACGACCTGTCGAAGCAGGCCCAGAACTCTGCGCTCGGCGTCGCCAACAGCCAAATCGGCCGCGTCGATCAGGCCCTGCAGCAGCCGCTCACGATGGATGGGCTCCCCGGCCTAGCGACAGGCGCCGGCGCTGTGGGACAGAAGGCTCTGCAGTACGGGTTCGATCCAGGGCAGGCCGTGCAAGGTGCGATCGGCGGCGATCTAGAAGCCGCTCGCAAGGCCGCGGTGGATTCCACCTATGCCCAGGCGACGTCGCGCCTAGATCCGCAATGGCAGCAGCGTGAAGAGCAGGAGCGTGTTCGCCTTGCCAATGAAGGCCTTGGCGCGAACTCTTCAGCCTATCAGACCGCGCAACAGAACCTGGGCCGCGACCGCAACGACGCCTACAATCAGGCCAACTACGCCAGCATCCAGGCCGGCGAGAACGCGGCCCAGGCGCAGTTTGGGCGTCAACTGAGCCAAGGTCAGTTCGCGAACGACGCTGCTGCACAGATGTACGGCCAGAACCAAGGCCAAGCTGCGTTCAACAACACGGCGGCCGGCCAACAGTTCAGCCAGGACGCGACGAACGCCCAGCTTACCAATCAGCAGGCCGCGCTGCAGAACCAAGCTCGTCAGCAGGGCCTGCAAGAGCGCGCCTACATCCAGAACCAACCGATCAACCAATTCTCGGCGCTGCTTGGCGCGGGTCAGGTCGGCATGCCTGAAGGCATCCAGTACACGCCGAGCCAGATTGGCCAGACCGACGTCATCGGCGCCAACGCGCTTAAGGCGCAATACGATCAGGCGAACGCGACCCGGAACGCCCAGAAATCGTCGGGCCTCATGGGCGGCCTGTTCTCGCTAGGATCTGCGGCGATCATGGCCTCAGACATCCGGCTGAAGGACGTCATCGAAAAGGTCGGCGCGCTGCCTTCGGGTATCGGCCTCTACGCCTTCCGCTACCTATGGGGCGGCGGGGAGCGGGTCGGCGTCTTGGCACAAGACGTGGCGCGTGTCCGTCCTGATGCTGTGGTTGATATGGGCGGCTTCCTCGCTGTCGATTACGGGAAGCTCTAATGGCCGCGACGCCGCTCCCGCAAGATATCGCCTCGGCCCTTCGCTACGGCCCACAAACTCAACAACTGATGCGGCGCTCGTCGTATCTGTCCGACGCGCTGCGCCAGATCGGCGAAGAAGGCGGTAAGAGCATCCAATCCCCCGGCGAACTCGCGGCCAAGCTGCTAGCGACCGCCGTCTTGCAACGGGGCAGCGAAAAGGCTCGTTCAGCGACAACCGAAGCGCTGGCCTCTGATCGCAAGTCGCAGAGTGAAAGCCTGTTGTCGGCCCTTCGTGGGTCGCCGGCTGGTCCGCAAGCCCAGGCTCCCCAGCCTCAGCCTTCGATGACACCTCAACCCTCGCCGCAGGCGCAACCGACGCCGAGGGCGGGAATGCCTTCAGCCGCGCCGCAGCCCCAACAGCCGCAACTGGCCGCCAACGGTTCGATAGATCCCGATTTGGACGCTATCGTGCGGACGGTCTACGGCGAGGCGCGCAACGAAGCTCCCGAGGGGCAGTCGGCGGTTGCTTCCGTGATCCTCAATCGCGCGAAGAAGACCGGCCGGACCCCACGGGATATCGTGTTCGAGCCGAACCAGTTCGAGCCGTGGAACAACCCCAAGACCCGTGCTGAGCTAGAAAGCCTGACGCCTGGGTCGCCGAAGTATCAGGCCATTCTGCAGAACATCGGTGCGGCCTTCCAAGGCCAGGACGTGACGGGTGGCGCGGATCACTTCTACTCGCCAACCGCACAGTCTGCGCTCGGCCGCCCGCCGCCGAAATGGGACAACGGAACGGGGCGCGATCTCGGCCGCCACCGCTTCTTCTCGCTGGGCTATGGCGGGCAGGGCGCCCATCGCCGCGACATTCAACCGCCCGTCGAGCCTCAGGGTCTCGCTGGCGGCCCTGGCCAAGACCAGATGCAGCCGTTCCAGGTCGCATCCAACGGCCCAATCACGCCCCAGATGATGCCTTCCGCGCCGGGTTCCCCCCAGGCGGCTGGAGCGACCGCCCCCGCCAACCCTCCCCAAGCCGAGGCGGGGGCGGTCAACCAGCAGCAATGGCCGACGTGGAAGCCGACCGGAGAGCAAATTTCTTACGTCGAAGGTCTGCTTGCCGATCCGCGCACCTGGGAACAGGGCATGGCAGAGGCGCAAAAGCTCCGCGGCAAGATGGCTGAGCCAGCGCCTGCGAAGATTGTCGAGATGAACGGCGTGCAGTTCTACGTCTCGGAAGTTCCGGGGCAGGGCGGGCAGCCAGTGATGATCCCTGTGCCGCAAGGCGAGATGACTCAAACCGTCAACGCCCAAGCAGCCGGACTCCCGACCGCGCCGCAGGGCGCCTACGTTCAGCGCGACCCATACGGCAACCTGAAGGAAGCGCCGTTTGCGCCGCCCGAGGGCTACAACGCTGGCCCCGATGGCTATGCGCCGATCCGTGGCGGCCCGGCCGACCCGTCGCGCATCCAAGCGCCGCCCGCGAACTACCAACTGTCGCCGCAGGGCATGCAGGCCATCCCTGGCTCTGCCGCCGACCCGTCGAACCCGATGAACGTCATGCAGGGCACGCAACAACTGCGCGGCGAGATCAAGACCGTTGTCGATCAGGCAATCCAGCTTAAGCGCAACATCGACGCGGTACGTACGGGTTTCGCCCAGCAAAACGGCCCTGGCGACATCGCCATGGTCAACGGCATTCAGAAGCTGATTGACGAGGGCGTGGTCCGTGAGGGCGACGTCGCGTTGCAGTTGAAGGGCCAGGGCATCAACGGAGGCATCGCTGGGCTTCAAGGCTACATCACGAGCGAAGGCTTCTTCGCCGACCCGAAGATCCGCGTGGGCATCAAGAACACCGCCGAGCAACTCTACAGCTCACTAAATGAGAACTACAAGGCGCGGGTCCAGGGCTACAAGCCTATTGCCGACCAGACCTTTGGTCCCGGCACGTTCGAAAAGTTCGTCTTCCCGGAAGAGACGGCGCAGAGCCTTGGATGGGGGGCCGGCAACCAGCCGCCCGCACCCGATCCAAGCATGATCGATCGAAGCGGCCGGCCGGAAGGTTGGGCTAGCCAACTGCCACCCGCGCAACTTGAAGCGGCCAAGCGGTTCTCGCCGACAGGCAAGGCCGGCTCCGAACAGAACCCTTATGTCGTCAAGAGCCCCGACGAGGCGCGCAAGCTCCCGCCTGGGTCTAAGATCCTCTTGCCCGATGGCCGGATTGGAACGGTGCCAAACCGATGAGCGATCCGTGGGCCGAGTTCGTCACCGAAGCGCCGAAGAAGCTCTCACAGGCGGCCGACATCGGCATGTCCGGATTGTCGGGCCTCGTTCAAGGGGGCGCGCAATTCCTGGGCACGCCAGGCGATGTGGTGCAACTCGTTCAGAGCGGCGCCACAAAGGGGGTCGCCGCGGCCGAGAAGCGCGGCTTTGCGCCCAAAGGCATGTCTGCAATCATGGGCGAGGCGCTCAAGGGCGGCCCTCCAGGCGGCATGAAGATGATCGGCGACGCCAACCGCGCAGGGCTGGCTGCTGCGCTACGGGCTGGCGGGGCTTCGCAAGAGCAAGCGTCGGGCGCGAGCCGAGTTGTGGGCGGCGGCCTCCCAACCACGAAAGACATCGAGGCGACGCTGGGCTCGCCCAAGTATCACAAGCCTCAAACAACAGCGGGCGAGTACTCACGCACCATTGGCCAATTTGCACCGGCCGCGCTGCTCCCTGGCAGCCTCGCCACTCGAGCGGCGAACGCCGTTGTCCCCGCCCTGACGTCCGAGACGGCCGGACAGATCACGAAAGGGTCTGACGTCGAGCCGTATGCGCGCGTCGCGGGCGCGCTGCTTGGTGGGGCTGGCGTTGCGGCACTGACCCGTCCCCGTCCGACGACCAGGATGCTCGCTAGTGGCTCGAGGGGAGCTACCGACGACCAAATCCAACTCGCTCAAGTCCTGCGCGAGGAAGCCAGGGCTCGCGGCGTCACGCTTACGCAAGCTGAGGCAGTTCAACAGGTCAGCGGAAACGCTACTGGCCTAGGCCGCATGCAGCGGGTCCTTGAGGGCACCCCTGCAGGCTCTGAGCGGCTTTTGCCGGTGATGTCACGCCGCCCGGAAGAAGTGCGCAACGCCGTCACCCAATTCGCGGACAACATCGCCCCTCCAGCGGCTGATCCCTACGTTCTTGGATCGCAGGCCCAAGAGGCGGCTGGTGGCGTGATGAACGGCGTGCGGCAAGAGATCAACGCGAACGCCCGGCCGTTCTACGAGGCGCTTGCCGGGGAGCGTATGCCCACGGCCGCGCCAGCCTATCAGGAGCTTCTGCAGAACCCGGCTTATCAGGAAGCGCTAGGGCAAGTCCGCGGTAATCCGATCCTAAACGCCCAGGTTGGAACCCTGCCTGATGACAGCCTCGCCGTCGTCAACGAGGTGGTGAAGCAACTCGGCACGATGGCTGATAACGCTAGACCCAACCCAGCGTCCGCAACCGGCAATGCTCAGATGGCCGCAGCCTATGACGCTGCACGCGGTTCCGCCGATGAATTGGCGAGCGCCGTGTCGGAGCCTTGGCGGCTGTCGCGCGCGATGGTCTCGAGCGGTCGAGAGGCTTTCTTGGAGCCGCTGCAGGCCGGTCCGATGGGCGCTATCTCCAAAACACCCGATGTGCAGGCCCAGACGCGCGCCTTGTTCCCTAGCGCCCCCCCCGAGGGCGCTGCCGGGGCCACCGGGCAGGCGGTATCGATGCTCCCGCCTGAAGCCGGAGGCGGGCTCGTTCGTCAGCACGTCATGAATTCGATGAACGAGGCGACACAGAACCTGCAGTCGGGGCCGAATCAATGGGGCGGGGCCAAGCTTGCCGCGACCATCGCAGGCAACCCTGAGCAGGGCGCCACCCTGCGTGCTGGCATCGAAGCCGCCGCGCCAGGCCAAGCCGATGAGTTCGACCGGCTGACGCGCATTCTTGAAGCGACCGGCAAACGTCAGGCTCCAGGATCGCAGACGGCCTACAACACCGAAGAGCTTCGCAGGCTCGGCGAGGCTGGCGCTGTGGGCGAAGGCGTGAAGGCTATCGCTAGCGGCCCGTCGATGTTCCGCCGCTTCGGTGAAGGTCTGCAGGACTGGCAAACACAGCGCAACGCCGGTCAGTTGGCAGATGCGCTTCTAGCCGATCCGGCACGGGCGACGGAAATCCTGTTGGAAGCTCGCCGCACGGTCCCGCCTGGAGCCGCGCTCGAGAACATCGAACGCCTAGCGATCACCGCGACGCAGGGGCGGCAGGGGGAGAACCTTCCCGTGGTGCGTCCGCGACCTTAAGGCCGACGAGGGCTAGCAGGCCCGCGACGGGGACGATCCACCATTTCGAGATGCGACGCCGCAGCGCGCGCGGGTCACGGATCACCGTGTACTCGGCGTCTATGACCCGCTTCATAGGCAGCGCCACGTCGAAATCGTGCCGGTCCCATCGCGTGTTCCGCCCGCGTAGACTGAGGATTTTCCAACCGCGCCGCAGTGGGCATCCGCCGCCTTAAACGCGGTGTCTCGCCCCCACTTGCTGTGGCTGATCGTGATGCCGAGATCGTTGCTCGAAAGCACCTTCACGCGGGCGAGGGGGGTGGACTTGGGCTTCTCGGGGACCGGGCTCGCAGCGCCTACGCCGAGCACCAGTGCGCTCAGGCAGGCCATCCAAACGAATTGCTTCATGACCTACAGAATCCCCCTTTGCGAGCCGCCGGTCAACCGTGGCGCGTGGGGCTGAGGACCGCAAGCGATAGCGCACAATCGAAGCCGAGCCGTCACTAGGCGGAAGGCGTCCTCGTGGCGGTTTCACACACTCGGACGGAGCCGCGCCCGATGTCCACCCGGCCCCTTGCTCAATGAGCGACTATCACGCGTCACATGAGGCCAGCACGTTTGGGCTGAAGTTCGTTTTGGGGGTGATCCTCGGTTTCTTCGGGGCGATCACGCTCGATCAGGTCGCCATCGTCGCCGGCATCATGTGCTCGCTCGTCATCACCGGCCACACGGGTTGGAAGTGGTGGAACGAGTGGCGTGACCGGGTGGCGAAGAAGAAGGCCGCCGCCCCGGAGACGGGGGTATGAGCAAGGGCCGCATAGTCGCCGTTGGCGCTGCAGCCACGCTCGCCGCCGTCGTTGGCCTGGCCAAGCCAACAGTCCAGAAGTGGGAGGGGCGGGAGAACGACCCCTATTACGAGATAGCCCGCGTGCTCACGG